AAAAAAAATCAACATGGTGGAAAGCGTCCAGGACCTACTGGCTCAAGGTCGCTTTTTCATGTTGCGCAAACCTGAGAACGAAATCTTCTACAAGGAGCATCAGCGCTATCAGTGGGACCCGGACACATTGCAAAGTGATGATCCGCGTGTTGTGAAAGAAGACGATCATACAGTCGATGCGTTTCAGTACTATGTGGCCGACAATCTCCAGAAACTCGGCCTGAGGATGTGATGAGCATGTGGCGGCTAATAGCCGACACAATAAGGCGGTGGGCATACAAAATGGGCCTGATTAAAGGGTTGAAAAACATAACTGAATATAAGGACGCGGTGGCCGACGAGGAGCATTATCAGCGGATCGAGAAGTGGAAGGCGCTTTATCGGGGATATCTCGAAGAGTTTCACAAGGTCGTCTACCACACGGTGAGCGGCCACAAGACGAGGACCCGCAAGTCGCTAAAGATGCCGAAGGTCGTCTCCGCCGAGATGGCCCGGCTGGTGTTCAACGAAAAATGCCGGATCAACATCAGCGACGAGGCGCTTTCCGAAGAGATCGAGAAGGTATTGAAGCGAAACGGCTTTTACCGCCGATTCCAGAACGCCCTGGAGCTTAACTTCGCGCTAGGCGGTATGGCCATGAAGGTGTACGGCGACGAGGGCGGCTTGAAGATCAGTTTTGTGTCGCCGGACTGCTTTGTTCCGCTTCGGGTGGATGGGGAGACGGTCACCGAGGCGGCATTCATCTCTCAGACCCGAAAAGGCGATCAGTATTATACCCTAGTTGAGTCGCACCGGTGGGACAGAAATGGCGATTACGTCATCCAGAACGAATTATTCGAGTCGGATACATCAGCGGATCTTGGGGTGCCGGTCAGCTTGTCGACCCTGTACCCGGAACTGTCCGATGAGGTGCGGATCGAGAATCTGGAGCGGCCAATGTTCGTTTACTTCAAACCCAACGAAGCGAATAACTTCGACCCCCAGTCGCCGTTGGGCATATCGATCTATGCGAACGCACTGGATACCTTGGAGGCAATCGACATCGCCTTTGACTCCTTTGTGCGGGAATTCCGTCTCGGCAAAAAGCGCATCATGGTTCCTGCCTCGGCGCTGCGGACGGTGGTTGACCCCGAGACAGGGGAAATGCACCGCTATTTCGATGCGAACGATGAAGCCTATCAGGCTTTTAACTTCATGGACTCCGACGCTCAGAAGATCCAAGACATGAGCGTCGAGATCCGGGTAGATGAGCACATCAAGGCCATCCAGGCGCTTCTGGATATCTTGGCTATGCAGGTTGGTTTTTCGGCCGGGACTTTCACCTTTGACGGCCAAGGAGTCAAGACGGCCACGGAGGTGGTCAGCGAGAACTCCAAGACGTACCGGACGAAGAATAGCCATGAGGTCATTGTTGAGGAGGCGCTAAAAGAGCTTATCGCATGCATCGTCCAGGTCGCCGAGCTTTACGGTCTGTTCACCGCACCGGAGGACTTCGAGGTGACGATTGACTTCGATGATAGCATCGCCCAGGACCGGGACAGCAACGCCGATTATTACTTGAAGCTCAGGAACGCTGGGCTGATTTCAGCGAAAACGGCGTTGATGCGAATTCTCGGCTTGACCGAGGAGCAGGCAGAGGAGGAGATCCGCAGGATGGACGAGGAGCGCGCCATCGCGAGCGCTGAAGACCTTTTCGGCGGTGATACCTGATGGACTATGAGCAGCTGAGCGAACCCGTTCGCCGAATTTATACCGATATGCAAGCCGACCTTCTTGAGGTGATCGTTAAGCGGCTGGCCGGAGACCATGATCTTTTAGAGAATAGGGAATTCATGGAGTGGAGCTTCCGTAAGCTCAACCAGCTTGACGGGCTGAACCGGGAGGCGGTCCGCATCATCGCCAGACGGGCCGGCATCGCTGAAAAGGCGCTGATCGAAGCGCTGAGGCGTGCTGGCTTTGAGGCAATCAAGGACAATGAGGATTTTCTGCGGGGAGCGCATAACCTGGGTGCCCCGATCACTCCACCCCCTCCGCCGGAAGTTGACCCGACGATCACTGACATCCTTGATGCCTACCAGCGGCAGGCCCGGACGCAGACAAACCTGGTCAACTCGAAGCTGCTGGAGCAGGTCGGCCAGACATACCGGGATGTGGTGAACCGGATCACGGCGGATGTCTTAGCCGGGCTGCGGTCTCCCCAGCAGGCCATCCGGGTGGCGGTGAAGCAGCTGGCCCGCAAGGGGCTAATTGCGCTGGTTGACTCCAGAGGCCGGAACTGGACGCTGGAAGGCTATGTCGGTATGGTCATTCGCACCATGTCGACCAAAATAGCCAACGAGATGCAGGAAGCGCGTTTTGACGCATGGGGCGTTGATTTGGTTGAAGTGAGTTCCCACATGGGGGCGCGGCCACTTTGTGCGCCGTACCAGGGCCGGATTTATAGCCGGACGGGACGGGATGGCCGTTATCCCAATCTCTACACCGATACCAGCTATGGCGAACCCGCTGGGCTATTCGGCATCAACTGCCGACATGTCCAGTATCCATATTTTCCTGGCATCTCTCGCCGGACATATAAGCCCTATCCGGCGGAGGAGAACGCCAGGGCCTATAAACTCCAGCAGACACAACGCCGTTACGAAAGGGAGGTGAGAGCCGCAAAGATGGAACAGCGGCTACTTTCGCAGCTTGGCGACACAGAAGGCGCAAAGCGGGCCGCCCAGAGGGTGCGGCAGCTACAAGCAAGACTGAGGCAGTTTACCGAAGAAAACGGCCTGACCCGGAGGTATGACCGGGAGCAGATTTATTGATCCCGTCCGTTTACCCGTTGTGGACATTAAATAAAACGGGAGTTTACCCATAATGGGAGGTATCATTCATGGCTGAAGAAAACAAGCAACCGATGGCGGACCAGGCCGCCGACCAAAACCCTGGAGCAGTACCCGCAACGGATCAAGGGGCGCAATCGACGGATCAAGGCCAACAGGCGGCCCCGGATGCGGGAGGGAAAACTTTCTCTCAAGAGGATGTCAACAACATTGTGGCCCGAGAAGTCAAAAAAGCCCAAGAAAAGCTTTTGAAGCAATTGGGCATCGAAGACTTTGAATCCGCGAAAGAAGGGCTTCAAAAATTTCGGGAATGGCAGGAGTCGCAAAAGACTGAGGCCGAGAAGCAGGCCGAACAGCTTCAAAAGTTGCAAGAGCAGAGCCAATCCCTGGCTGCCGAGAATGAGCAACTGAAAGCGAAACTTGCAGCCGTTCAGGCTGGAGTAGATCCAAACAGTATCGACGATGTGGTGGTTTTGGCGAAAAATTACCTCTCTGACGACGTGGACCTGAATGCGGCGATCGGAAAGGTACTGGAGAAGTACCCACATTTCGCGGCTGATCGGCAACAACAGCTGGAGGAAAAAAAGCCCAAATTCACGATAGGCGACCACAAAAAACCTGATGGGTTAGACCCGTTTGTGGCCGCCCTTCGTGGAAAACTTTAAGGAGGATGATTTAAAGATGGCAAACGCTATTAACTACGCGGAGCAGTACCGGAGCGAACTCGACCAAGTGCTCCGGCAGTCTATGCTGACGGGAGAGCTTGAAACCCCTAACGTACGCTGGCTTGGGGCTAAAACTTTCCATGCTCCCACTCTTTCTGTGACGGGGTATCAAGACCATTCCCGGCAAGGTGGTTGGAATCGCGGAAACGTCACCGTGACCCATGAAGCTTATACGGTGCAATTTGACCGGGATGTCGAATTCTTTGTCGATCAAATGGATGTAGACGAGTCCAACCTGGCCGCATCCGTTGCGAACATTACTCGGGTGTTTTTGCAAGAGCACGCCGGGCCGGAGGTCGACGCTTACCGTTTCGGAAAGTTGGCCCAGCATGCTATCGCTGAAGGGAACGCGACCGAAGAGGATGTCGACGCAACCAGCGTCTATCAGCGTCTGAAGTCCGACATCCTTAAAGTCCGCAAATATGGGCCGTCCAACCTGATTGCCTACATCTCCAGTGAAGCTATGGACGCCCTGGAGCGTTCCAACGAGTTTCAGCGGGTCATTAATGTTCAAAATGCCGGCACGGCTATTGAGACCCGCGTAACCAGCCTGGACGGCGTCCGCCTGCTGGAGGTTTGGGATACGGAGCGGTTCAACACTCAGCACGATTTCACCGAAGGTTTCGTTCCTGAAGGTCAGGACATTAACTGGGTGATTGTTTACAAAGGGGCGGTCGTGGCCGTGACCAAGATCAACAGCATTTACATGTTCGCGCCTGGTGAACATACCCAGGGCGATGGATATCTGTACCAGAACCGCATGTACCATGACCTGTTTGTCATGAAGCAAAAAGCCGACGGTGTGGTGGTCTCCATCAAGCCCGTGGGAGGCGGAGTTGAATGAAAAAATTCAAGAAAGGTAACATCATTCTGCGCGCCCATACTCCTGCCAAAGAGCGCGAATTGCTGGCGCGGGGATTCGAGGAAGTAAAGCCTAAGAAGAAAAAAGCGGCTTCCGATAAGTGAAGCCGCTTCCCTTTTAGGGGGTGAGATTCATGGCCTATGACGTCGACCGCTACCCGGTCCGGAGCGGTCGGATCATCGGGGAGGAC